GGATAATGATGCTGAGGTTTGGGACAATGTTCTCAAGGAAAGTTTTAAGATAATGTATAGTGGTGCTGGTACTGATTGTATGTTAGTTGTTACAAAAACACAATTAAGTACGACTTGTGCAGGAGCAGCAACAGACGATTTAACTATGCTATTCTCTGTTTATGAAACAATAGAAGAGATGGTTAACTACATTAATGATCAAACAAATTATACTGCATCTATATTAACACCTAATCCTCAAGATCCATCTATAGAATTGGATAGTTTATCATCTCATGATATTAAAGATCCAGATGAAGAGACTTTGCTAAGTAGCTTGCAAGCACTAATTGATGTACTAAATGAAAGTGCTTGGGTAGAAGCAAGTTACTATGAAGCAGCCGCTACAAGAGCGATTCCAGACGAGGAAACTTCATGGGTATATTTTACTACAGGAGTAGATGGAACTTATGATGAAACAGCGTGGGGAGTTTCTTTACTATTAATAGAGCAGGAAGATATACAATTTGTAGGTACCTCTAGTGAAGATGCTGCAATTCATGCTTTAATTAAAACTCATTGTGAGGCAATGAATGCTACAACAGGAAAGAATGAGAGACAGTTTGTTGTTGGAGGGGCTGCAGGAGAAACAATTTCTCAAGTAAAGATTAGAGCAGGAAATCTTGCATCGGATGCTGGTATGTTAAAGAGTCCAGGTTTTACACACTATGATTTTAATGATTTAACTAAGACAAAAACTTGGAGTCCTGCATATTATGCAGCAAAAATATTGGGAATGATAGTTTGCTTATCTATAAATGAACCAATAACAAATAAACAAGTAGATGTCTTAGAGTGGGAAAAGAAATATACTATTGTAGAAGCAGAAGAACTGATAAAAGCCGGAGTATCTTGTGGAATTCTAAATAGATCAGGTCGTAAAGTAAACGCAAGAGGTATAACAACTTTTGCAGGTAATATGCTACAACGTAACGAATTTTCTATGATGAGGATAGCGCTTTACGCATCAAAAGATTTAAGAACAGCTGTAGAAGAATCGTTTGTAGGAAAAGCAATGTCGAATACCCTTTTGGGGAAGGTAGATGGCATAGTAGTAGGAAAACTTTCACTATATTATGATATGGGATTGTTTAACGGCAATCCAGCATATTGGGGTTATAGGAAGACTATAATAGGAGATCAAGTAAGAATTGATTATGACGCAAACATTACTCCTCCTACTAATTTCTTATTTGTAACATCACATTTTCATGTTTTTGCCTCTACAACTGGATAAGGAGAGAGTAGGTGAGAGAAATGAAAGAAAGTTTTTAGACTTAGTAAAGAAAGGTGTATTAAGCAATATAAGTTATATAAATAGAAAGATTACGTGGAAATATATTTAAAATTATTATAAGGAGTAAAAATATGGCTACTAAGATGATCGCCGGCGGGGCATGGATTCAAGTCTTAGTTATGAATGATGAAGGTACTTTGAAATCTATAGGGCTTGCATCTGGTGTTTCCTTCGATGAAGATTGGGCTATTCAACAAGCAAATGTAATAAATCATTTGGGGCCTATTTCTTTAGATAGTCAGGGGTATACTTGTACTATTAATTTATCAGCTTTTGTGCCTGAGAAGAAGCTAGCACTTTATGCTGATGGGGGAGAGATTGATATTGAAGATCTGCTACCTTATCGGGACGAGGTACAACTTGATGGTAAAGGAAAGCAATTTCGGCAACTTCTATTCATGAATACTGCAACAAGTAAAGTTCTTAGGAGCTTTTCTGGAGTTGCTGTAGCAAGTAATGGTGAACAAGTATCCCCGAATGCTTATCTAACAGAAAATATTCGATTTATGGCACTGAAGCGTGATAGAAATATTGCAGCTGCTTAATACAAGAGAGAGGAAGAAAGGTGAAGAAGAAAGATGTGTTAGAAATGATTTTGAGCGGAGAAAGAATTACAAAGAATATCAAAACTAAAAGAGGAATATTTATAATGACTTTTCCTCTTCCTCGTGATTTAAGGGAGATAGAAGTTGAAGTTGCTAGAATGACAGAAGGTTTACCCGCTGCATCTTTTACAAGAGAACAGATGGCAAATTTTAGGGCTTATGCTACATTAGATCATGTAATTACTGATGGTCCTGAATGGTGGAAGAAATTAGAATCTGCTGAGGATTGTCCGGACGATGAGTTAATTACTCATCTTTATGGGAGGTATCTTCGTCTTTATCAATCAACACAAAAATCTATTACTCAATCAAAATTTGATGGAGACGATGGAATCAGTAAGTCCTAAAGTACGAGTAAAGCTATGGGTAATTGAGCACTTTAAAGTTCTTCCAACTGATTCTCGTTTTAAAGAATTAAATGAAGATCAAATAGAACTCTTATTTTGTCATTTTATTAATAGTCTTACAGACGAACAATATAAACAGACTTATTATACAAGAATGAATAAAAAAGAAGTAATAGATACAATGCCGAAGGATTTAATGAAAGGTATGGGTTATACGAAAGAGGAAATAGAACGGATAGCCCAAGGATTAACGATTGGAGGTACATAGTGGCTGATGTTGGTATTAAGTTATCAATGACTGAAACTGCTAGTTCTGTTGCTCCTAAAGTTTGTGAATCTTTACGTAATATTTCACAAGCCGGTCAAGATATGAATGACGCCCTCCAACTTGGAGATTTAGAGGAGAAATATAAAGCGTTTGCAGATAGAGTAGATAAAATACATGATATGCAAAAAACAGGTCAAAGAGAGATAGTAAAAGATCTTCAATCTACTAGGGCATTGGAAACTAGATTAAAACAAGTTCCTCAAGTAGTAAGGGGAGCTGGAGCAGCAGTTCAACAAGCAGGAGTAACAGGAGAGCCGGGTATAGGATCATTATTAGGAGGTATAACTAGTGCATTAGGACCTTGGGGAATGATTCTTGCAGGGTTGACAGCAGCAGGAGTTGCGGCAAATGCCCTATCGAGGCAATATGAAAAAGTACTTCCGACAATTATGGATGTAACAGCCGCATTTAGTGAGTTAAGGTCAACGACGATTGGTACATCAGACTCTTTTGAAAAGACTATGAAAGGTGCTATGAAGGCAACGCAGGAGTTTGGTTATTCTCTGGAACAAGGTTTAACTACAATGCGAACTTTTGCTGCGGCGGGAGTTACTCGTGCAGGAGCATTAGAACAAATGGGCGGAAGAGAAGGAATTTTTGCTTGGGCTAGAGGTACAGGAGCTACTGCTGAAATGTTATCAAGATATCAAGCAATGGGTATGAGATTTGGAGTAGAACCAAGTTTGGGTTTTGCAGCAGGAGGACTAAGACAGGCAGGAATGGGATTAGGACAATTTCAAGAGTATTTGAATGCTACATTAAGTATATTTGAGGAAGGTTTATCTAGAGGAGTAGTACAGGGATTTGAAGATATTAATCTGGCTCAAGCATGGATATCTCAATTAGGAGATGCGTTTAAAGGACAATATGGATTGAATCTTTTTAAGAATATGGATCAAGCTGCAGTAAAAGCAACAGAATTACAAAGTGAATCAGATGTTATTATGTTTAGAGCTGCAAGACGAATGATGAAGGAACAAGGCTTAGATACAAGCAATTATATTGATGTAATGAAAACTCTAGAATCAGGAGCACAATATACTCCGGCATTATTTGGACAATTAAGAAGGATTCTAGAGGATATGACAGGTGGAAATGTAAATGATATGGCAGAACTCTTTAGAGAAATATATGGAGTTAATTACATAGTAGCTGAACAACTAGTAGGTATGAAAGATGTATCAAAAGAGCAATTAGATACTCTTTTAGCTCCTCGAGCAGATAGTCCTCAATTACAATTATTAAAAGTACAACAAACGTTAAAAAATAAGATAATAGGTATAGGAGAAGATTTAGCAAGATGGAAAGGACAAGCTTTTGGTCATGCAGAATCAATGATAGGATATTTAGAAAGAATAGCAAAAGGAGAAGGAATGGTCGAACCAGGTACTATTCCCGGTCAATTAGGCGGAAAAGCAGTTCCTGCATTTCAGGAGACTTGGGAAATTGTTAGACCTTTTACATGGAGAGGAAGTAAGGAAGAAAGAGAGGGAGCTAAGTTAGGAAGACAATTAATTAGAAAATATGCTCCAGAACTTCAGGAAGCTGGATTTTTTGAAAAAGTAGTAGCAAGAGCTATGGCATATTCTCCAATGGGTGAAAGAGAAGAATACGGAAGAGAAAAGAGAGTATCGGAACATGATCTTCCAGTTGTATTAGGATTGTTAAGAGAAACACTAAACGATTTAAAGATTTCACTAGATAGAGAGGAATTACAAATAATTATAGAAGCTTTAATACCAACGAGTGAATAAATGGATTATATAAAAAGAAGACCGGATTTTATGATAGAGGTATTACATCCCTACTATGATGCTAAGACGGTTATGGTACAAGGTACAGAAACAGCTACTATTTACGGCCCTTATAAATATGATGTAATAGCTCAGTTTATTTCTTCTTCTGTTACGCCCTTAGATAAGATAAGATCTAATGCTTGTATTTCATATACCTTTAGAGAGTCTTTTAATACAGTAGAGGACGGCTTCTCTTTAGAGTTGACATTGGAACAGGATGGAGCAGGAAAAACTTGGTACGATAAGATAAAAGTAATGGATTTAGTATTTATAAGAGAATTTGATGAAGTTCGATTTGCCGGATATATTAAAGACATAAGATATTCTGCTAGTATTTCGGGAGGGAAACCGAATCGTAGAATTATTATAAGTGGGGGAAGTCTAGGAGATTTATTGGCCTCTTTTAAATTAATAATTGATCAATACATATATCAAGGTAGCGATACTCAAAAATCTGCTTCTAAAAAATTAATGGTAATGTTGGCTCAACAACAAGATGTTGATGCTAGATTTTCAGAAATATTAAAAAGTATATATAAAGCATTTTTTGAATTAGTTCTAAGAATGGGAACTGTAACTCCGGCAGGAGTGGGGATTAAAAATATTTTGGACTACTATATAGATTATGAATCTGGACTATCTGATCAGTTATTAGTGAAGTATCCTATAAATATGTCTCTGTTTCAAGCAGAAGGAACTAGTAGCGTATGGGATATTTGGTTAGGCTTGGTAGTTCTTCCAGTAAATGAGCTTTTTGGTTTGTGGAACTCTGAAAGAGAAGTATTTCAATTAATTTTTCGAAGAAGTCCTTTTGATGCAAAAGATTGGAAGAATTTATGGAAGAATACGATCCCTTCTATTTTAATAACTGATGTTAATGTCGGAAATTCTGTTAATGAGGTTTTTACTTATTATCTTGGTACTTTGCCCGGTTCTAGAATTAGCAAGCATAAATCAATAGTAATTATGCAGGAAGAATATGGACAGAGCGGAATAATAGACGAAGAAAAGTGGAAGAAGTATGGATATAGACCCTTAGTTGTAGAATATAAATATTTTGATACTAGTAAAGTAGAGGAGTTTACTGGAGCGGTAAAGTTAATGAGTGATTTGTCTACTTGTTTAAACGACTGGTATAGTAATAATGATAAATTTTTATCTGGTAGTTTAGATATAATGACAATTGATAATAGGGAATGGAAAAGAAAATTAAAGAATCCTAGAATAGGAGAAAAAATAGGATTTTTAGGAGGAGAGTTTTATGTAGAGAGTGCAGATCATTCGTGGAGTTTCAAAGGCCCTATGAAAACACATTTGAGTATTTCTAGAGGGTATGTATACGATGCAGGCGGTGGAATGACAGGCGAAATAGAAGATTTAGGAATGAAAGTAAAGGAAATTTTAAAGGAAGTAGTATGAGAATAAGTATTAGAAATATTAGAAAACCAAAGGCTACTTCTCAACATGGAACTGTTCAGAGTAGTAAATTCTTTGATATTTCTAGTCTTAGCAATCCTTTGTATGCAACATGGGGAAAAGTTCTAAAAGCAGATTCTAGTATGTATACCGTTAACTTGGAACTTCAAAATGGATTAGAGCTAAGGAATGTTGAAGTAAGAAGTTTGGAATGGGCGGGAGCAAATTCAGAAGCGTATGGAGAAAGAGACTTACCGCCTGAAAATTGTAGAGTATTAATTTTATTTCCTGATGGAATAGTGGAAAATGCGTTTGTTTTGTGTTCGGGCTTAGACTTATTAGGTACAGTAGGTACAAAGCAGAAAGAAGAATTATTAGTTAGCGGGAAGGAAGATGAACATCTTAAAATAAGAGAAGGCGGATTAAAAGAAACTTATGATAAATCAACAGGAGCGTATATATTAGAAGTTAATGGAGCGAAAATAGATATAGATTCAAGCGGAGCTATAAAAATTAGTAGAGATGAAGGAAAAGTGAGTATTGCATCTGATGGGGTTACTTCAATTAGTAAAAATGGGGGAATAGCAAGGATAAATGTAGATGGAAGTGTAGAAGTAACTCCAGCTAATGGAAAAGATATAAAGTTGGCAGACGGAACGATAGGAGCAAATGATTTAACTAATTGTATATTTTCAGGAGCCTTACATTGTATAGATGCTTTAAAAAAAGTAAAGGTGCCTTAGGAGAAAAAAATGGCTATGAGCGGTAATGTTTTGAAAGCAGCTATATTAGGTGCAATAAATGGTCTTTCTGAAGTAGATAAAAGAGATGGAGATAAAGTTTGGACTGAAATATGTAATGAAATAGTAGATCATATAAAAAACAACGCTATAGTTGCTGTAACGGTTACTTCCGTTAGTGGAGTTACTACCGGAAGTGGAGTATCAGGATCTGGTACAGGAACAGGAACAATAAGTTAAGGGGATTGGAATGCCGGGACAACGATTTGCTTATGAAAAGTCTATATTATTTGAAATAATAC